TAGACTTGTCTGCTTTGAAGCGTGACAAGTGGGAATACTATTCAGGCAGGATGAGCGAAGAGCGTCTTGCAGAACTTGGATGGGAACCATTTCATCTGAAGATTCTGAGACAAGACTTGGACAAGTATTTGGAAAGCGATACAGATTTGGCTACCATCCTGACCAAACTTGCATTCTGTGAAGAGAAGGTAGAGTTTCTTACTGGCGTCATCAAGGCAGTAGGAAATCTGCATTGGAATATCCGCAGCGCAATTGAGTGGAAGAAATTTACGCACGGAGCATGATGAAAACTATTTCAGGATTTGTTGGTCAAGGAGCGGTGTATGCTTCGTATCTGAAGCAAGCATATCGCTTTGCTCAACACAGTCCTGATCCGTCTACCCAAGTTGGATGCGTGATTGTTCATCCGACAATGGGAGTCATTGCTGGCGCTTGTAACGATTTTCCCGAAGGTATTCATCATACAGATGATCGCCTAAACGATCAAGCGCAAAAGAGCATCTTCATGGAACACGCAGAGCGAAATGCTCTGTATCGGTGCTGCCAGTCGGTGATTACCACAAAGGGTTGCCATGCATATGTGACGCTTCCACCATGCGTTGAATGTGCCCGAGGACTGATTCAATCGGGAATCACGCAAGTAATTGCACACAAAGAAATGCTTGATCTTTATGCGCCAGACAAGGATATGCCGCGTAGAATCAGCATTGATGCTGGCTGGAAACTGCTTACAGAAGCAAAGATTGACTGCTCTATGTGGTCGGGTCAAGTGTTTCAAGTACATACAGTCTCTGTGCGAGTTAGGGGTAAGCAATGGACACCCTAAATAGTGCTATGGAGAGCATCTTAGTCAGCAAAAAGAATTCGGTCTATCTGAAAGTAGATTGCGGTAGCAAAAGCGTAGCGCAAGAGATGTCTGACTTCTTTACTTTCAAGGTGCCTGGATTTCAGTTCATGCCTGCTTATCGCAGCAGAATGTGGGACGGAAAGATCAGGCTATACAATCAGCACTCGCAAGAGTTGTATGGTGGTCTACTAGAATATGTGAAGTCATTTGCAAGTGAGCGTAACTACTGGGTAGGTGTTTCCTTTCCTGAGGCACAGGATTCGTGGACGCCAGAAGATGTACGAGAGTACATGAAAACTCTGAATCTAGTAGCAGCGGGCAAAGCAATTGATCCCCATGCACACCAAGTCGATGCCGTTTGTCATGCGCTAAACAAGCAGCGGTGCTTGCTGCTGTCTCCGACAGGTTCAGGAAAGAGTCTCATCATCTATTCCCTCATGCGGAGGAGACTAGAAGAGGACAACCGAAAAGTTCTGATTATCGTTCCAACCACATCTCTCGTGGCACAGATGGAGAATGATTTCATTGATTATGCATCTGGCGATAAGTCTTGGAAAGCGCAGAAGCACATACACAAGATTTTCGCAGGTCAAAGTAAGACCACCGAAAAGAGAGTAGTAATCACGACATGGCAGAGCATCTACAAGCAACCTGTGAAGTGGTTCCAACAATTTGGATCGGTGTTCGGAGATGAGTGTCATCTATACAAAGCAAAATCGCTGTCAACCATTATGTCTCGCCTGATCGACTGTGATTTCAGAGTTGGTACTACTGGTACTCTTGACGGAACGCAGACCCATCGCCTTATCATCGAAGGATTGTTTGGTGCTGTTCACAAGGTAACAAGCACCACAGAACTCATCAAGCAGAAACTACTCAGCGACTTCACCATTGACTGCATCACTCTGAAATACTCCGATGAAGACTGCAAGGCGGTTAAAGCCATGCGGTATCAGGAAGAGATCGACTTCTTGGTTTCGCATCCCAAGCGAAACAAGTTTATCACGGACTTGGCGTGCAAGACCAAAGGCAACACGCTAGTGTTGTTTCAGTATGTGGAAAAGCACGGTAAACCACTATACGACATGATCCTTGCACAAGGCAAAACGCTTGGAAAAGAAGTGTTTCTTGTGTTTGGAGGAACCGATGTAGAGCAGCGAGAGTATGTGCGTACACTAGCAGAAACCAAAGACAATGCCATAATCGTAGCGTCCTACGGAACCTTCAGTACTGGAGTCTCTATCCGTAGACTACATAATATAGTGTTTGCATCCCCTTCCAAGAGTAGGATTAGGGTGCTTCAGAGTATCGGTCGCCAACTCCGCAAGTCGGAGCATAAGGAAAGAGCAAGACTGTATGATGTGGCAGATGATCTGCGGTGGAAATCAAAGGTGAACTTCACCTTGAATCACTTCTTAGAGCGCATGAAAATCTACGCAACCGAGAAGTTTGACTACAGCACGGTCACGATCAAACTATAGGAGGCGCAATGGAATTTAGCGATCCAACCATAATCAAACTGAAAACTGGAGATGACATCATTGCAACTGTGCGTGGTGTTACGAAGACACGCATGGTTCTAGAGAATCCATTTGTGCTAGAAACTCTGATTCTGCTAGATCAGAATGGCATTCCACGCGAGGAAAGAATCCTAATGAAGAAGTGGACAAACTGGACAAAGGATGGAGTCATCTCTCTGCCAAAAGCGCATATCTTGGATTGCATGGCTCCAAGCGACAAAGCGATTGCTCACTATCTGCTAGTGTTGAAGAATGGAGGCATCTTTCGACTAACTGCAACAGAACAGGCAGAACTTGAAGCAGGAGCGTCATTCATGCAAGAACTGTTGGATCAGATCAAGAGTGGAGAGGTTACTCCCGAGATGATCGAAGAAGGACGAGCAGAGAGTGAGCGTATGGAAGAGGCAGAGGCATCTGAACCTGAGCAACTTCCTTCAGAAGAGAAGAATGGTGGTCCAGATAAAGAGTATGGTAATCGACCAAATGATTGGTCGCCTGATCCTCGTGACTACCTTTAAGGTGTTAAGGACCGTGAAACCTTCACTCTATGTAGTGGAGGTGCAGTCAATGCCTGCAAGAAAATCCAAGACTTTTTCTTACAGACTAGCGCCATCGTGAAACCGTGATATACTTGTGATCGAAATGGAGACATATGAAGAAGCGCAAACCTAAGTCAGAGACAATTGAAGAAGAGTTGGAGATTGCCCCCGAAGATGTAGAGAAAGAGATTGAGGAAGAAACTCAGTCTGGGCATTACATTGATAACAAGGTGTTTTATGCAGAGATGGTCAAGTGGAAGGCATTCGTAGATGCAGAGAAAGCAGCAGAGCGAAAGACTCCTCCAGTTACCGATTACATTGGCAAATGCTTTCTAGATATTGCCACTCATCTGTCGTATAGACCAAACTTCATCAACTACCCTTACCGAGAAGAGATGATTGGCGATGGCATTGAAAACTGCCTGATGTACGCCAGTAACTTTGATCCAAGCAAGTCGAAGAATCCATTCTCGTACTTCACGCAGATCATCTACTTTGCCTTTCTACGCAGAATCGCCAAAGAGAAAAAGCAAATGTACATCAGGTACAAGATGCTAGAAGCGGCAGACAAGACAGGCAAAGTTAGACGAAACTTGCTAGACTCTTCAGACGGCAATACAGATGATCCTGTTGCCGAGTTCTTTCATCTGTCACAAACAGATATCGCCAAGTTTTCTAAGTCTGATACACCTCGCAGAAAAGGCAAGAAATCTAAGAAGGCAAAGCGCAATCGACTTGACGATGTATAAACAGAGTGTATACTTGGGTGTGAGTAGTTTACGATGAAACTAGCCATTATCAACGATACGCACTTTGGCGCCAGGTCTGATTCGCCAGTATTTGGTGAGTACTTCTTCAAGTTCTTTGACGATGTATTCTTTCCTTACTGCGACAAGCATGGTATTGACACCGTGTTGCACTTGGGTGATCTGTTGGATCGCCGCAAGTTTGTTAATTTCCAAACGCTGAATCAGGTACGAACGCGGTTCATGGAACCGTTGTTGCAGCGTGGTATGACTGTGCATTGTATTCTCGGCAATCACGATGTGTACTACAAGAACACCAATCTAGTGAACTCTCCAAAGGAACTGTTTGGAGAACGCTATACTAACTTCATCATTTACGAAGAGCCTATCGAGTTGCAATTTGGCTCTCTGCGAGTGGCGATGGTTCCGTGGATCAATAAGAACAATCACGAAGATTTCCTGCGCTTCATCAAGAAGAGCAAATGTCCCGTGATCTGCGGACACTTTGAGTTGGAAGGCTATCAGGTGCTGCGTGGGGTGAAGTTTGAAGGTGGTATGCCTGCCAATCTGCTTGCCCGCTACGAGATGGTTCTGTCAGGTCACTTCCACCACAAGCACGGTGGTGGAAATGTGCAGTATTTGGGTACGCAGTATCAGATCACTTTCAGCGACTTGGAAGACCGCAAGGGATTCCATGTGCTTGATACTGAAACCCGCGAACTGGAGTTCGTTGAGAACCCTAACAAGATGTTTCATGCCATTCGTTACGACGACTCGCGGCACGACTACAGCAAACTGCTAGAGAACGCAGACTTCTCTCGGTATGCAAATACCTTTGTCAAGGTGTTTGTGGACGCAAAGACCAAGCCATATGTGTTTGACAAGTTCTTGGATGGCATCTATACCGCTCCTGCCATGGGCGTAACTATCGTGGAACAGAATCCCGATACCAGTACAGGTGAACCCGCAGCAGACATGGCACTAGACACGCTTGGTCTAATCAACAAAGAGATTGATGGTATGGAAGAAGTGCATGACAAGTCCATGCTGAAGCGCATTGTCCGCGATCTGTACATGGAGAGTCTGTCTCTATGATTAACTTCACGAAGGTTCGATTCAAGAACTTTGGATCGTTCGGAAACAACTTCACCGAGATTCAACTGAACAAAGCCAAGATGGTGCTAGTTTCAGGCAGCAACGGGCATGGTAAGTCATTTGCTCTGCTAGACTCCATCACTTTTGGATTGTTCGGAAAGCCATTCAGAAAGATCAATCTTCCTCAGTTGGTGAATAGCATCAATGAGAAAGATTGCTTGGTGGAGGTTGAGTTCACCATCGCCAACGATTCTTACAAGGTGGTTCGCGGCATCAAGCCGAATCGGTTTGAAGTGTGGAAGAACGGCAATCTACTGGATCAGCACGCCACCACGAAAGACTATCAGAAAATGCTTGAAGAGCAGGTTCTGAAGATGAACTATAAGTCATTCACTCAGGTAGTGATTCTTGGTAGTTCTTCGTTTGTTCCATTCATGCAGTTGCCTGCCGCAGATCGACGCGCTGTGATTGAAGACATCCTTGATATCAATGTGTTCTCTACCATGAACACCATTCTCAAGGCAAAGATGTCTACCCTTAAGGAAGAGATTGCAGACAACGAACGCAAGATCGCCATTCTGCGCGAATCTATCCGCGCTCAAAAAGACTTGATTGCGGGGCTAAAGAGCAAGACGGACGAACAGGTGCAGGGAAATCTGAAAGAGATCGCCCGCTCTGAATCTCTGATCGAAGAGAAGCAGGCAGAACTTGCAACCCTAACCGAGCAGATTCAACTGGTGAAAGCCAAACTGCAAGGCAAAGTTTCCCTGCTAAAGCAGATCAGCAAACTAGAAACTTTGCAGAAGCAACTGGAATCTAATCGCAAAAAGGTAGGCGAGGAGTTGTCGTTCTTTGACAACAATGAGGTATGTCCCACTTGTCATCAGTCCATCGACAAGGCTAGTCAGCCTATTCACGGATTGCTGTGCAAGAAGAAGAGCAAGCAGGGTGAACTAAACGAAGCAGTCGGTGCCATTGTCACCGAGATTGAAACCAAGCGAACTCAGATTGAAGAGTATGAAGAGGTATCTGCTGAACTGGAATCCCTGAACACACAGACGATGGAGGCGAACAGCACCATTACGGCGTGCAACTCGTACATCGGCAAACTCAGCAAAGAGAACAAGGCTATTCAGAGCAAGGAAACCGAGGACACCGATCATCAGAAGCGATTGGTGGATTTCGAGGGAGACTTGAACAAGAACGAGTCTTCCAAGAATAGCCTGGTTGAAGAGATGCACTACTACAGCGTAGCGGCAACTCTGCTCAAGGATAGCGGTATCAAGGCAAAGATCATTCGCTACTATCTGCCTATCATCAACAAGACCATCAACAAGTATCTGAACACGATGGACTTCTTTGCAAACTTCACGCTTGATGAGGAGTTCAACGAAACCATCAAGAGCAGGCACCGCGATGCCTTCTCGTACATGAGTTTCAGCGAGGGTGAAAAGATGCGTATTGATTTGGCTTTGCTTCTCGCATGGCGTGAGATTGCACGAATCAAGAACAGCGCAAACACCAATCTGCTCATCTTGGATGAAGTGTTTGATTCTTCGCTAGACACCGCCGGAACCGAGGAGTTTATGAAGATTCTTCATTCCTTTGGCGCCAACTCAAATGTGTTTGTGATCTCTCACAAGGCAGATCAGTTGGTAGACAAGTTTGAACACACCATGTCGTTTGAGAAGAAGAACAACTTCAGTAGGATTGCACCATGACAAACTTCAAAGAGAATTCATATGTGTTGGGAGATGCCTTTGACTATATGCCCAACATCCCATCTGAATCGGTAGACCTAGTATTCACCTCTTGCCCAGACCTGTCTCAGACTCCGTTTGGTAAGGATGAAACCGACTCATATCGTCAGTTTCAACAGAAGGCAATGCGAGAGTTTGCCCGCATTGTGAAACCCACGGGATTTGTCGTAGTATGTCAGACAGATCGCAGGGTGAATGGTTTCATTCTGTCCAACCATATGTGGTACGCGCAATGCCTAGAAAATGAAGGACTGCGCCTGAAAGACTACAAGGTTGTGGTGAGAAACGAAGTTGGTAAGCGTGATATGTACTACTTCACTTTCCAACATATGCTCGTGTATACGAGTCAGGGTGTTATCCATCGCAAGGGAGATTGGCTACGCGACATCTATGTGGATCAGCAAGAGAAGGTGCTGAATCAGTCTGTGTGGTCGCAGGATTTCTGCAAGTATGTGATTGAGAATCTTACCGAGCCAGGTGATTTGGTTGTCGATCCGTTTGCAGGGGTTGCTCCTGTTTTGCTTGCTGCCAGCACTACTGGACGCAGATGGTGGGGATGTGAACTAGAAGAGAAGTTCTACGATCCAACATTCAACCACTCAAAGGCATCGCTTCCCATATGAAAGCAGAATACGATTTCTCGACTGCATTCCCTGCCCATGTACTAAATCGCACCCCCGTGCAGTATGTGGGAGGTGTGTTCTATAAGCGGGACGATATGTACGAACCTTACGGTACTGGAGATGTTAATGGCGGTAAAGTTAGACAAGCCATTCGTCTACTGTATCCCATGCGCGAAAAACTTCGTAGTAATTACAACGGAGTAGTTACCCATACACAAGTACACTCAACCACAGGAACAATCATAGCCAGAGTTTGTAAAGACCTGAGCATACCCTGTACAATTTGTGTTGGTGGTAGTTCTCCTGATACCATCGACAATCACCACATGATGAGATACGCCAAATCACTCGGGGCAGATGTGCGAAATGTATGTGGTACTGGTATGCATGGTCCTGTACTTGCTCGGATGCGTGAGATTGCCAAACAAGAGAATCTGTTTGATGCAGTATTCACACACAATGTGGAAGCGCGAGAAGACGCCATCATCGACAGCATTGAGCGTCAGGTTGGCAATCTCCCAAACCAATTAGATCAGTTGGTTCTGCCTGTTGGAAGCGGAGTTCACTTTGCTGCGGTGGTTCGTGGATTGCATCGCTACAAAATCAATGTAGGCAAGATCATCGGACTATGCGTAGGACCAAAGCGTACAGAGAACATCAATAAGTGGGTTGATCCCATGTCAGGATATCCTCTGCCAGACTACGAGTTACATTGCCTAAATACTGTGTACGGAAAACCTCTTGTGGAAAAGACAGCAGATGGTACAATCCTAGACGATCTGTACGAAGCAAAGGCACACAAGTGGATGCGCGAGAACCTTGACTTGAACAAGCGTACTTGCTTTTGGGTGGTTGGACGCAGACTTAGTGAAACTGAAGTACAGCAAAGAATGGAATCATAATGGAAACTCTACAAGCGCACAAAACCTTCTTTGAGAAGAACACCCATCTCCTCACCCATCCAGTAAATGTCACCTTTGAAGAATTGCTAGAGATGGACGCGGACAAGTTCCGCGAGTGGGTTGTTGATATGCGTAAGGCAGTTGTCGATATTTGGGACAACAAGGGATGCCCTCCTCGCATCGGTAAGGTCGAAGAAGACATCATCGAAGAGTGGAACAAGATGGCTGAGTATCCTGTGAAGTCGTTTGAGTTTGACGATGAACTGGAAGATATCGGCAAAGATGTGATTCTGAACAAGGCACGACTTGGTTCTGAAGTGGATCAATGGTTCCCAACCATGATGAAGACCCGAATCAACTACAGCGAACGGGACGATGGATACTCCATCTATGAACTGTTTGCCGAAGATCGGTTTCTTGATCGCATGGTGAAGGGATCAATGCGACACTTCCGCAGAGACTCCCTGTATATGCACGCCCTATCGTGCTTGCGTAACAATCAGAAGCCTGCTCTTGTGTCTGTGCCTGATGCAATGTCTTGGATCAAGGCATTTCAGACAAACAAGGAAATCTTCAAAGGCTATGACTTCATGCTTGAGCAGGTGAAGATTCGTGAAGGAAACAACACGGGATACTTCCAACTGAATCAGTCAGACATTCTGAATCTCACCCGCGAACAGGTTCAGCAACTCAAAGACGAGGGAGTGTTGCAGTATCGACACTTCTCTACTTTTGATGTGAGTGCAATGCCAGATGATCGTGTATACACCATTCGTATCTACAAGAAAGGAGAGAGGGTGTTTCCGAAGGGATTCGCTGCATTCCGTATCGGATACATTCAGGTGGCGCACAACTTCCCACCCATGACTGCCAAGTATCTGTATGAGCGATTCACGGAACACGCCAAGACGCAGAAGACTCCACTTGTCATCTACGATCCATCATCGGGATGGGGTGGTCGTATTCTAGGCGCCATGAGTGTGCGAGATGATCGCAAGATTCATTACATTGGAACTGACCCAAATCCTGAACTGTACTACATTGATGAGGACACGGGAGAAGAACGCCCACGGTATGCAGATGTTGCAGACTTCTACAATACCAAGACATATCGAGGCAATCCGTTCTTCAGCGAAACCAACACTTACGAAATCTACAGACTAGGTTCCGAAGAGATTGGTAATGATCCGCGATTCAAGAAGTACAAGGGCAAGATCGACATGATCTTTACAAGTCCTCCGTATTTCAACAGAGAGGCATACTCGCATGACGAGAATCAGTCATATAAGAAGTATGGTTCTTCCTACGAAAGTTGGCGTGATGGATTCTTGCGTCCAACGCTGAAGACTTGTGCAGAGTTCTTGAAGCCTGATCGCTACTTGCTATGGAACATTGCGGATATCCAAATTGGAGGAGACTATCTGCCTCTTGAAGAAGATTCGCGGAGATTCCTTGAAGAGTTCGGACTCGTGTATAAATACAAGGTCAAGATGGCGATGGAATCTATGCCTGGGCAAAATCGTCTTGATGAAGAGACAGGACTGCCCATGTGTAAGAACTATTGCAAAGTGAATGGTGACTACATGAAGTATGAACCCGTTTATGTGTTTTACAAGCCAAAGGAGAGATCATAATGGCAAAGAGCGAGTATGTGAAAGTGGAAAAGGATGAGAAGAAGCCAGTCGTAATGGATTGGACTTACATTTGGTTGGCTGGAGATGGATCAATCCGTAGTTCAAACTTTACTACGGTTGGTGTAGAACCAAAGACTCAGCGATTTGATGGCTCTGCTTGCAAGCAGGCATCAACGGATAACGCTGATCTGTTCTTGGTTCCCGTTCGTACCATCAGGGATTCTAGTTTGTTTGAAGGCCTGACACGCGATAGCGGCATTGTACTATGCGAAGTACAGACTGCTGACGGAACCCCTCATGCTTCAAATGTCCGTGCAGACCTACGAAAGTTTCTCGCAACAAACAACCTCTCTTCTACGAAGATTGGATTCGAGCAAGATATCCTGCTAATTGATCCTGATACTCGTCAGCCATATCGCTGGCCAACGGGAAAGAGCGACAAGGGAGAACCCCAAGTGGTCTTCCCAGGACCGCAAGGCAGATACTACGGAGGTAATGGAGATTTCCAACGGGGTCGAACCGTTCTTTCTTCGTTCTATGATCGTTGCGTTTGGAGAGACATCAATATGCTTTCGTACTCTCCAGGCATTTGCTTGTCGCAATGGTCATACATCACTCAAGAGACAGACATCTTGACTGCTTGTGACAATCTGATTATCACCCGATATCTGTTGGAGAATACCGCTGAAGATCAGGAGAATCCTCGCTGCGTCATTAGTTACCAGCCGAAGAGTTTCCCTGGCACCGAGTGGAATGGTAACGGTTGTTGCATCCGCCTGTACATGGACAACTACACCAAATCAAATGGAAATGCTGGACTTGCCAAGGCAATCTGCGAATCCATTGGAGAGGATCACCGCGAACACATGGCGGTGTATGGTGTTGGAAACGAACAACGCCTAGTTGGAAAGACAGGCGGTATCAGCGATTTCAACAAGTTTACTTGGGGATTCGGTGATCGTACTGCATCTGTTTGTGTTCCCACCGTTCCTCTGAACACAGATGCAGCGCATTTGCTCTATATCGAAGATCGCCGTCCTGGCGCCAACTTTGATCCGTATGCGGGTGTTCTTGCCCTTTCGCGTAGCCTTGTCAAGGCATCAACCTTGACGCCATCTACAAAGAATGAGGCATTTGAACCGAAACTCGTAAAGTGACTTGACTCGTATGCATTTCATCGTATACTTACGGTGCGATGAAAGACTACAGCAAAACACTTGAACGGGCATACGGAACTGAGCCAGTTTGGAGTGCAGAGTCTTACGCTACGGAAGACGAGCGAGACTCTGCACTCCAACGCGCTTATGCTTGGTATTGGGGCAAAGGCACAAACCGAGACAAAAAGCGATGGGTGCTTGATTACTGTAAGCACGCCAAGATAGATGCCGAAGAGATCAAAGCCATTGCACAGAATGGCATCAAGAGTTACGCTGGCATTGGATACCTGTGCAGGATGCTCACACGCGGCGCACCTCTGCCAGAAGATACAAAGAAGAAGATTCACACAGAGATTGATGCTCTGAAGCGAACTGGTGCAGCCTTGCTCGCCAAGCGTCAGGATACCGCTCTACCGTCCATCCAAGAGCGCACCGAACAGAAGTACCGCGAGTACTTGGGTGACATTGATGCATTTGTGGATTCTGTTGTAGACGCTTGTGTAAGCAAGCGTGAGGTGAAGTTTGACCCAGTAGGGTGGGCAACTACTCGCGGAGTCAAGGCAATGCATTGCGGTAAGATTGCCTCTTACATCGAAACCACATATCTGCAAGAGATGGCAACAGCATATGCTGGCAAAGACGAGCAACTGGTAGAAGGATATTCCTTTCTTACCAAGCCTCGTTTCAAGAAACTCATACAGATGTTGTCTGAAACTGCCAATGCATTCCGCACCTTTGCAGATGAGAAGCGTTCTGAGCGCAAGCCTCGCAAGAAGAAGCAGAAGACTCCAAGCCAACTCATCAAGAAGGTAAAGTACTTGCCCGAGTCGAAGGAGTATGGACTCAAAAGTATTTCGCCAGAAAAGATCATTGGCAGCGAAATGTTGGTTGTGTTTAATGAGAAGTATCGTACACTTACTGTACTCTTTGCTAAAGACCCAAGAGGCCTTAGCGTGAAGGGAACAACCATCATCAACTACGATGAAACCAAGTCCATGTGCAAGAAACTCCGCAAACCAAAAGATGTGCTGAGTAAACTCACAGGTAGTCGTGCTGTACAAAACGCCATGAACTCAATCAAAACCAAACCCGCAAAGATGAGCGGGAGAATCAATGAGAACTGTATTCTCATTGGAGCCTACTAATGATTCTCATTGACAACAACCAAGTACTGTTGGGAAGTCTGTTCGCCCTTACGAAGGGCGATGCTGCCCAGTTTTCTGAAGACCTATTGCGACACACGGTACTGAACATCTATCGCACATATCGACAGAAGTTCCGAGATGCTGGCGAAATTGTACTCTGCCATGAAGGCGGTAAGTGCTGGCGAAACTCTGTGTTTCCACAGTACAAGCAGAACAGAACCAAGGCTAAGGCATCTTCTGATATTGATTGGAAGGCAGTTTATGGCATGATCGACGGAATCCGCGAGGAGATTCGTGATGTGTTTCCGTATCGACATATGCGCGTACAGGGTGCAGAAGCAGATGATGTGATTGCTACGCTAACCAAGCACTACTCTGCAAATGAGCAGATCATCATTGTGTCTAGTGACAAAGACTTTCAGCAGTTGCAGATTTACCCGAATGTTCGGCAATGGAGTCCTGTGACAAAGGGATTTGTGGTATGCAAGAACCCTACTGAGTTCTTGGTGGATCACATTCTCAGCGGAGACTCGGGTGACGGTATCCCGAATATCCTGTCCGATGACGATTGCTTTGTTACTGATGGCAAGCGACAGACTCCTCTGACTGCCAAGAAGTCTGCTGCCATTCAAGAGCAGATTCTTGTGATGGGCAATCAAGTAGACACCAACGCAAATATGCCAGACAAAGTGAAAAGAAACTGGGATCGCAACCGCTGTATGGTGGACTTCAGATACATACCTGTGGAGTTGGAGCAATCCATTCTGCAAAGGTATGCAGACTCCACTCCAACACGCAAGGGAGATATTCTCTCGTACTTGGTGGAGCATAAGATGAAGAATCTAGTCGAGGTTGTCTCGGAGTTCTGACATGAGTAGAGAATGGACTGAAGATTCGAGTTCCTTTGAACGCTTTCATAAGGATCGTGGAATAAAGAAGAAGCAAAAGCGCGGCGACCGTCACTCGCAAAAGCAAAGAATGCGCGAAGCGGCCTCTGACATTGATCGTTACGAAGACGACACATTCGAGGACTATCAAAATGAGCGCACCAACTCCAAACAACGGTAAGAAAATTGTTGCTACTGGTGGATGGAGCAAGGGAGGTGTTCGACCTACTGTTCCACCTCCTGGTCCTGTTCCAACTCCACCTCCAGGTCCGCAGCATCCACCATCTCTCATCAACAAGATGAAGAGCGTTGTGGAGGCATACGCTTCGCGTGGCGTAACTCAAGACAAACGCTGCGATGCCGATACTAAGCGTATCAGGTCTGTATCTTGCCATGGAGATCAATCTCTTGGAATTGCTCCGTGTCCATTCAGACGCAATAGCAATGCAGAGGAAGGGCGATTCTACTGCGGAGAGTGTGGTTGTGGTGATCGTCAAGCGACTTGGTTGAATGCTAAGTCTCCCGAAGATTACACTAAACTCGATTTCCCCAAAGTAGTGTGCCCACTTCAGATGCCTGGATTTAGCAACTATACTCCATCTGCGGAAGAAACGGTTGAGCGTAGAATGAAGTACGATTTCACCCGAAAGGAGCAGATCGAAAGGTCAGTTGACTTGACGATCAAGAAAACAGATGAGGCGAATTAATAGACCTACCCGAATGGGCAGGGCAACAACCAATCAAAATACACAGCGTCAGGCGCCTGTACAACCAAATGATGTACAGGCAAGGCAACCAAGTGTTCCTCCACCAAATATTCCAAAACAGCGTGGTTGTGGTTGCAAGAAATCGAGTTGATTGTATACTTTGTGAACCCCTAAAGAATGGAGACATATGACTGCTACTGCTACTGAAAACGAAACTGGAATGAAACTCTCACAGGAAACCCTGGCTGTTCTCAAGAACTTTGCCTCTCTGAACTCAAACATTCTCATTCGTCCAGGCAATACTATTGCCACCGTGACGCCTGTAAAGAATGTGATGGCTGAGGCAACCGTAGATGAAACCTTTGACATTGAGTTCGGCATTTGGGACTTGAACAAGTTCCTTGGCGTCATCTCGCTGTTCAAGGAACCGATGCTGACTTTCGGAGAGAAGTCTGTCGTAATCTCCGACGCAACGCGCAAGAATGCCCCGAGTGTCAACTACTACTACTGCGAACCTAGTCTGCTGACTGCTCCCAAGAAGAGCATCACGATGCCCGACATTCTTGTGTCGTTCAAGTTGACCGCAGACAATGTTGCTGAGATCATGCGCGCCAGTTCGGTGCTACAGGTCGGTGACATCTCTGTGCGCGGTACAAAGGACAAGATTGAGGTTGTCGTCTTCGACAAGG